TGCCCCACAACGTCGCAAGTTCGTGATTGATGATAACAACAATAAGATAATAATCTTTCTGTTGTACTACTTCAACAACTGTTCCCTCGCCGAGCAGATATTTCCCGACAAACGCTTTAAACTTGCAAAGCCTCTGCTTATACGTGGCGACAAGGGCGTAGGCAAGACTTTCCTTATGCAGCTCTTCTCCGAATATCTGCGCCGGACCAATAACCCCAATTCATTTTTCAATGTATCGGTTACTGAAATGGTCAATTACTACACCATCAACAACAACCTCAACCTATACACCTACAACGACCGCTCCAGCGTCAAGGAAGATAACACATTTGATGGGTGCCGCCCGTCTAATGTCTGCCTCAACGATATCGGATTGCAGACACAATCATTCTTCGGGCAGGACGGCAAGAAACTGGTAACCGAGTTCCTCCATGCACGATATGAGATATGGACGCAGTGGAATATCCGTGGACACCTTACGACCAATCTGTCTGTACAGCAGCTTGCCAAAGAATTTGCTGATGTCTATGGACGCACGGTCGATCGTCTCAAATCATATAACATAATCGAACTGACTGGCACAAGTCGGAGATAACAATCAATCAGAAATCAAAATGACAATGACAATCGTAACAACAACAGCAATCTGCCTCTTGGCAATCTTCGCGTTCCTGTTCGGTCGCTCTGCTGTCATCAGCACTCGCCGTCAGAACCTCCTCAACAAGACCAAGGATGAGCGAGACAAACTCTCTCGTTCACTGGACCGCATTGAGAACTCCTCAAAGTATGACCGCCACTTTGAGATTGAGGAGGACGATAGCAACTCCACTTGCCGGGTGTTCATGAAAGTCTATGTGCGCAAGTCCACCTATGCAGGCGAACACATTGAGAGCATCTGTTACTGTCTCATCAAGGAATTCCCTTATGAAGATGACAAGGACTTCGCACGGAGCGAAGCGCAGGAACTTCTTGACAAAATCAACGAGAAATGAGAACAATTAAATTCCGAGGCACATGGGAGTCCAAACCTCTCGAAGTCTCCATCACCATTAAACCGAAGAAGCAATGAAAAAGATAATGTTCTCAGATAAATTCGGACTCACCGAAGCCGTGTTGAGCGGTCGAAAGACGATGACGAGGCGGATATGCCCCGATGGTACACCCCTTGGCAATTGGGCTGAAACGGTCAAAAAATCACGCTATCAAGTCGGCGAGGTCGTAGCCGTGGCGCAAAGATATAGAGACTTTATCCTCAACCCTATATCCATTCCTGCTGACATGGGGTGGTTTAACAAGTTATTTGTCCGAGCCGACCTCATGCCCCACCAAATCCGCATCACTAACGTGCGTGTGGAGCGGTTGCAGGATATATCCGATGAGGATTGTATCAAGGAGGGAATTTGGATGGCTGAAAATGTAGGATTTCAAGGCGTTTCCTATTGGTATCCTAATCTATGCAATTCTAAATTCAAAACTCCACGTGAAGCCTACGCCGCCTTGATAGACCGCATATCCGGCAAAGGAACATTTGAGAGCAACCCCTATGTATTTGTTTACGAATTTGAACTGATAAAATGAAACACCTTACAACCATCCTCGCAGCCGTCCTCTGCGCCGTGTGCCTGAGCGGATGTGCAGACTCAAATGCACTCTCACAGTCTATGCCTCAAGCGCCACGTAACAACCCTTGCATGAGCCGCATCTATTTTGACGGCCATTATTATATCAAGTATGATAATAGAGGCAGAGTGTCATCGCCATCCATCCTCCACGACCCCGACTGCCCATGCCATAAGGACAACCCCGAACTGCTAAACGAGAAGTGATATGATACTAAACTTTAATTCCCCCAAATTCGGTGGAATTAAAATTGCAAAACGCATTATTTTAGACATTTAAGATAGATTGAAGTGAAACAAGTATATCAACGAATCAATTCCTCTGAAAACGGCGACTGCATGAAAGCAACACTATGCTCGCTTCTTGAATTAGAATATGATTCAGTGTGCAACTTTGTGGAATATGAGGATTGGTGGCAGAGAATGGAATCCGTACTGAATGACAATGGCTATCAGTGGGGAACACGGTTCTTTAATGAAAAGAAAATGGACTTGTGGTATCCTACGGACTGCTTCCGCCCATATCCTCAATTAGCTGATGAATTCATGCTCTCAGCCATAAAGCCCGAAGATACGATAGACGGCTTTTTATTTGGCAGTGTCCTTTCTCCTCATCATTTCAATGCCCAGAAGCTGAATGAAGGACTGCACATGGTTGTGATTGATGCAAACTGTAACATCGTATTCGACCCGAATCCCCAATATAACGGAATCGACCATTATCCTCTTTCGCGTCTTTTAGGCCACAATGGAGTCCTTGAAGCATGGGGAGTTAAGAAACTATCAAACGAAAAAATAAAGATATGAAACCAACCGTACATCAATGTTTGGAGTCTATGCTGTTTGATGGACTGAAAGCCGTGGAGACGGCTGTGGCGGCTTATAAAACCGCACAGATAGACTTTTTCAAAAATCGCAACGACAATGCATCTATCGCTCTGTGGCAGACTAAGGACAATATGAACGCAGCCCTCAACAGAATGTCAGACCTTGAAGCAGCCAAACGGATAATAACCGAAATGGAAAATAAAGGAATTGAAATATGAGAAACCTGTTAACCGCCGAGGAATCGGCAAAGCTCATAGAGCTTGGAGTAAGCCCCGAAAGGGCGAGTGAAATTTGCATAGATTTCAATGGCGCTGGCAGATACGCTTATGTGTGTGGAGAAGAAGCGCAACTTGTAAGATACTGCGTCAACGGCCACTTCTATGTAGAGGAGTGCAGAATCTTCACCCTCACCGACATTCTTGACATCCTGCCGAAGACGCTTGATGTAAAAGGTGAATCCGCAAGATTGCAGGTGTATAATCATCCAGCGGGATATTGGGTTGTGTCGTATGCAACCTGCGATGGCGGAACATTGACTTATCAAACCTCATGCTTCTCATCCCCCGAACTCATCGACGCTCTCTACTCGCTGCTTGTGTGGTGTCTGGAGAAAGGGCATGTGAAATAAGGAGGAAAAGGAGATGACAGTAAAAAGTTCACTGAAGTTTATCGGCAAGCGCCTCGACATAAGGTAATCGCCCCCCCCCTTTAACTATAACCCCGTGAAGAAGATACTCCAGGAGAGCGATTGTGAACGGTTCTGCCGGATGTGGCGTGACGGCAGGAGTCTTGTAGAAATGGCTGCAGTCTTTGGGATAAAACCTGAGACAATACGGAAGTATGCCCGAGAGAAATTCAATCTGCCATTGCGCCCGCACCCGTGCCGGCACAGTATATTGAGTGACCCAAAAAAGATTCAGTTCCTCAAACTCAATTATGCCGACATGGGAGATAATGTTATTGCCCTGCTGATTGGCGAGAATCCCGATTGGGTAAGGCGTACCGCCCGGCGGTTAGGTCTGGAACACTCCGAACAGTACCGAGCCGAGGATTACGCTTACCGCGCCAAGAAAACCTCAGCAACGCGAAAAGAGAACTTTGCCCGTGGTCTTTATCCCTCAACGCCGAGAGATGCAGCCACGGGCCAATTTATAAGCAAAGACAAGAGATGAAAGGAAGGGCCAAGATAATCCACCGTCAAGGCAGTGTCGATGTGGCAGTGTGCAGCGTTCCGATGGATGATGCGCCCCGGACATACAACAGCCTTGTAAAAGCGATGAAAGACCGTGCCAAAAGCGTGTGGGGAGTAAGGTTTGAGGAAACACCGGACTCCATCACGGCAATCTGGCCACGTTCCGACCGACTGGCCGACGGATGGAGCGAGAGCGTGAAATTTATTCCGGAGGAATAGTGATTTTTTTGAAAAAAAGTGTCTGAAAACCTTGTAGAAAGTAGAAAAATTACTACCTTTGCAATGTCAAACAAGAACAACATGAACAAGTACAAAGTAAAGGAAGTAATCAAAATGCTTGAAGAAGACGGTTGGGTTCTAATGACCACCAAAGGAGACCACCGACAATTTAAGCATCCTTCAAAGAAAGGCAAGGTTACGGTGAGAGGAAAACCAAGTGAAACGCTAAGTCAATTCTTATTGAATAGCATTTGGAAACAGGCAGGATGGCGATAAGCCATCCTCCTCTCTCCCCAATTCAATCACTAAATAATAAAATTCAAAAGCCTCAATATGGAAGCAAATAAAATTCACGTTGATGTAAGCTGGACCGGAGATAACTTCTGTGGTTCTTGGGATGATGGGCATGATGGTGTTGTATTAGTTACGGCCAAATCTTTCCAGAAGCTCAAAGATGATTTTAAAGAATCTACCCGCCTTCACATCCAAGGGTGTGTTGAAGATGGAGACACATTTCCCGAGTATCTGGTCAACGGTGACTATGATATTGAGTATAATCTTGACGCCGCCGCTCTCATCCGAAACGCGGAAACATTCACTACCATGTCAGTAATCAGCCGTATTTCTGGTATCAATCAAAAGCAACTCTCCCACTATGCTAATGGTGTCAAACACCCTCGACCCATTCAGATTGCGAGAATCAAGGCGGCTCTTGCTATTATAGGTACACAACTTTTATCCTTAAGTTAGTTCTTGTTTGACAGCAGAATTAATCTTGGAAGTCGGTTAACCCCGACACCCACGGCCCGATTGACCTACAAAGTCAGTCGGGCTTTTCTTTTGCCAACTAATATCATCACAAATGAAAGCGTATATATCAATCCCAATCAGCGGGAGACCGCTCCACGATGCCAAGCGTCAAGCCGAGTATATCAAAGCGAAACTGACCGAACATGGCCACGAGTGCATAACGCCCTTTGACGTTTGCCCGGAGTCCGGCAAACCTTATGCCTACTACATGGGCAAAGATATTGAGGCTCTGTTGGCCGATGATATTGACGCTGTGGTATTCGGCAGCGGGTTCCACGACTCCAAGGGCTGTCTGCTTGAGTACGCCGCCGCCGAAATCTACGGCAAAACCATCGTACATCAAGCGTGGTTCTGGTATCTCGATTTCACAACACTTAAACCATATCCAATCAGATGAAAAAGTATCGTGTAAAAATGATGCTGGAGGACGGCTGCACCATCCCCGGTTATTACGTTCAAGTCCGCACATGGCCTTACGTGTGGGTAACAGTAAAGAGATTCTATGACCCTTACGACTCCGACTTTGCCCGGCGTGAGGCTGAGGAACTGTTAGACAAACTCAATGAAAAGTAAGACATGAAAGTAGTAATCACCGGCGGCGATGGCTTTATTGGCAAGGCTCTCGCCGTTGCGCTTAAAAAGCGAGGTATTGAGGTGTGCAGCATTGACCGCCTCAACGGGATAGAGGCCGGTGACTTCTTCACCTCAACCGACCTCTCCGGCATTGATTGTGTGTACCATCTCGCCGCCCAGACTTCCGTCTTTAACGAGAACAAGACCGACATTATCCACGATAACATTGAAGTGTTCAAAATCGTGTGTGACGCTTGCGCCCGGCATAGCGTCAAGCTGGTCTATGCCTCATCATCGACGGCAGCCGACGGCAACACAACATCCATCTACGGCATCAGCAAGCGTTTCAACGAGGAATATGCCCGTTGCTATCATCCGAGAGCCACGGGAGTAAGGTTTCACAACGTGTACGGCCCCCGACCGCGTCAAGGTACTCTTCTTTGGCATCTGCTCAATGACGAGCGGGTTAAACTCTACAACATGGGGCGTAACGTGCTACACTTTACCTACATCGATGACATTGTCGAGAGCCTTGTCTATGCGTACGGGAGCAGCCATCAGCTCATCAACGCCGCCAATCCGGAGCAGACCACCACACTGCATCTCGCTGAATTGGTGAAACAATATAAACCGCTTGAAATAGAACTGATTGCGCAAGAGCGTGATTTTGACCGCAAAGAGCAATCGGTCAACGAAGCGGTTTATACAGTACCTTTGCAATATACGTCTGTTGCCGACGGCATAAGGCGCATATTTGAGAGTATTGACCATGAGCAGACGCAGTAAGATAACACGTATGGATAATTGGGATGTTCCTGCCTCTCGGCCTCGGCTGAAAGGTGGGAATATCCCTCTTTGTGATTTGTCACCCCGGACGGTTCTGCATCAACTCGGCTCCCTGGTGTATTTCGCCCAATACAGACGCACAAAGAGCGGGATTCCGTTCAGCGAGATTAAGCAGTCGGCCGACATAGCGGCCTTATTTGCCGACGCTGCGGCCAACTTCATTGAGCGTCTTGTCAACAATACGGAAGACTGGTGTATTATCACCACTCCCCGGCGGCGCCATGCAGACGGGTTCCACTTTGCAACGGCGGTATGTGAGAGGATATCAATCCGTCTCGGCATTCCGTTCTATGCCGATGCTGTTCAGTGTATCAACCGCAACCGTCTGGAGCCTGACTTTCATCTGCTCCGGCCCATAGCCGAGCGGCGGGTGATAGTCTATGATGACATCATCACTACCGGCACCACATTAACGGCAACTGCCGCGTTACTCGGTGATCGTGATTTTGTTCTCAGCATCATAGGCATCAATAACCGCTAAAATCCACTCTCCCGGCCATGAATTTTACTCAATCCCCACCATGTTTTGGAAATAAAAGTTCAATAAACGAAAGCAAAACGGCCAAAAACGGCAATTTTTGGAGCATATCCGGAAAATTTTTCAAGGGCGGGAGAAAGACAAAGCATGAATATGAACAACAGCAATCCATTCTATCTATTTTTTCTTTGGCTGTTATCCGACTACAATTTCAGCCTCTGATTATATACAATTTTATTCCCGAATTATATAAAACCTCTCATACATCATCACAATGGCACGAAAGAAGAATAAACACGGTCTTACCGCACAACAGGAGCTGTTCTGTCAGTACGTCGTAGATGCCTACGGTACCGACACAAGAGGTGTTCTTGTTACAGCATACCGAAAAGCCTACAACTGCAAGAATGACGCTAAGGCAAGCACCCATTACACATCGGCATCTTTGCTGATGAGTGACCCAAAGATAGCCCAAAGGGTTGAGCAACTGCAAGAGGAGCGCGCGAGACTCGCTACAATCAGCCGGGAGCGCATCATCTCCGATGATGTAAAGATACTCGACCTCGACCCATTGACACTCTGGATAGAAGATGAGAAAACGCACCAATGGAGAATGCGCTACCTCCACGAGATACCCAAAGAGATACGCCGCCTGCTGAAGTTCACACGCAATGGCA